CTCCGGTCACCGAATCAGTACTCATCGCTCTAGCTCTGAATTGCTCAAGAACGAACAAATCCAGAGGAAATTTGGAGGAACAAACGATTTGTCCCCTCGTCATTGTATTGTCTATCTGAAGACTATGCATGACAAATGCCCGATTAAACAGGTCTGCGAAAGTCGAAGACTTCGCGTTTTCATTTAAGTTGAAGAACCCTCCCAACAGACTGGGTTCTTCAACTTCTCAATTTGCTCCGCATCGTTAAAGTCAACGAGCGGAGTCGCAACAAGGCTATCTTCACCCAAGCCAAGTAGTGGGTTTGAAATACTTTCAGCGTCTCATATGGTTAGAAAGAAGGAGCGAGACAGCCCTCTTCATTGATCCTATTCCCTAAGCGGGAATAAATTCACCAACTCCGGATCACGAGCTGGCAAATAGGTCTTTTAAAATTTTTTGAGAAAGTCCAAGATGATAACATCCGGACTTATCTTTATCATTGGCAGACCCGACTCCAAAAGAGCACGATTCCAATAATCAAGAGTTTTATCTCTGATGCTTCCAGAATTCCCGGGCGTATAAAACGCAAGAAACCTGGCCGCTGCTTCTACATTATCCGAGAAAGCCTCTAGCTCGGGTTTTGATGTTGTAACATACATAGGGATGTCAAACAATGAGTCTTTTTTGAGCAGACTCACAATTGTGCCTTCGAAGATTGAATTACCCTTCAAAGTGGCAAATGTACGGGAATTATACTGAGCGTCCTCAAGTGCGGTGGTTCCTGGACAGACCTCCCCTTTTGTAGACGATGTTAATTTCATTTGAAAATAGAGTTCCAGGTAGAATTTTCTTTTGAGTCTGTCGAACCAGTCAATATTCGGATTAAAAACAATCAACGAATCGTCTCCATTTACAACATGTTTAAAGTTTCGATCCAACTCCAAAAAAATCCTTTCTAATGACAGTCCTTTTTCCAAACCTGCGCCCACAATAACGGTATCGCTCCGAACAATATTGCCACAGCCATTAATAGCTGTAGTATCCGGTAGACCAGAGGGAAACTGGTTGTAACGAGCGATAAAACAAGTATTTCCACCTACACAAAAAGAAAGAATAATATGCTCAACGGATTCTCTTATCTGCTTCCTCAA